TCCAGCCATTCAAAGGGTCCTGATCTCCCCATACTTCCATGCCGCGAGCGATTGCAACTCTGTCACCAACCACAATATCTTCCGTCTTTTTCCAGCCCTCGTTACCGTTCTTGTCTATCGTCCAGACAGGATGCGGCAAACTAGATTCAAGTTCAAAACCCATGTGTGTTTTAATTTTTCTAGTCTCAACAATGCCATTATTCCAAAACCCATCAGCGTTGTGAAATTTCCTGTCGAGACCATAAAGGTCAATGTCGATACGGTCAAGTGTTTTGTCACTACTGCCACGACTTATTGAGCCAATTTCAGACACGCCGTTGCGCCGCAAGACTTTGGTACGCTCATTGACGCAACCAATGAAGATGGCGTGACCGCGCGTATCGGCAAGCGTTGGGCGAAGCACCTGAGTCCACGTCTCTTCTGCCATATCCTGAAATTCATCCAGCACCAGAAAGTGAATACCAACGCCACGCAGCGAATCTGCCTTGTCGGCACCCTTCAGCTCAATCCGCGTCTGGTTGACAAGCGTGATTGTTAGCGTAGTCTCATTGATTTTTCTGATCCACTTTTTCGGAATTACATCCAACAGGTCGACCCACATAATCTGCTTTGCCATCCGATAAGTCGGCGCGACATACCAGATTTTGCGCTTAGGCTTCTGTGCCATCTTGATGATAAGCACGCGCGACAGCATCGTCTTGCCCCACCGTCGACCGGCGACGACGACACGAAAGCGTGCCTTTGACTTGTAAACCTCCATCTGTTTCGGATGAAGCGACAGGTTGCGTCTTACGACAGCCATTAGCTTTCCTCGAACACCATGTCGCCGTCTTTCAAATCCTCGTCAGGCAACTCGTCAAACTCGGCATCGCGATTTCGAAGCGCTTGAATCTGGTCTGCCGTCAGTTCCGAAATTAACAATTCCGGCAAGCCATCTTCATCAACGAAATCTGCGCGATCCAGGCCCAGAACTGCCCACCGTTCCTGTCGCGCCTTGGTCATAATGCTCATGGCGGCATCTATCGCCTTCAGATTGTTTGTGGCAACCGCCAGCGGCGCATTGTCTTGCTTTGCCTTCAGAACCTCTGCCCAAGCAAGTTTCGCCAGGCCGGCGGCCATCTTGTAGTGTTCTTCTTTCGTCTCACGAATACGCGCAGCCGTAATGGTCGCGTCATCTATTGACGCTTTCGAGACTTCCTCTGCAACCTTCTTCTTGTGCGCCTCAGCCTTTGCACCGCGCTTGATCTTCCCGCGCTTCATGTGCATATAAACTGTCTGCTCGTTAATGCCAAATTTGCGCCCAATGTCGGCCTGCGTCATTTCGCCAGACTCCCACAGCGCTTCGGCTTCAGCCCATTGCCTAGGCGTAAGTCGACGTTGTTTTTTTGGCTCAGTCTTCGTTGTCATGCCTACCCTGTCCTTCCCGACGGTCTCTCGTCAGGCGAAAAAAATGGGCGCGGAGGTGCGCGCCCAGTGAGGAGAAGTACCGAAAGGATTTACCGAAGCGCACTATACTCGACTTACTGACAAAAATCAAGTCAGTCATGACTTATTCCGAGAACGAACCAAAGCACACATGCCGCAGCCGCCTCTTCAGTTGGTTGTGGAACCGTCGCATAGATCGTGTCGCTCATTTCAAATACGGCCACATACTCGGTGACAAATGCATGCTTACGCTTTTTCTTGGGAAATTGATTCAGCGTTGGCAAGATGAACGGCACGATACCGCGACCTTCGAGAATCTCTATGCACAGTGCCGCATCAGCGCAGTAACTTGGGCTTTCTTCCCATTCGGCGTCGTCTGTTTCGCGCAACAGTTTGCCACCGAAGGAACCAGAGTCGCGACCGAGAAGTTTGTTGATCTCCGCGTCTGTTTCGGGGCCGACAGTGAATTCTGTCCCAACTTGGGTTACTTGGGCTTCGTGTTCGTTTCCGCTATACATAGTATTTATCATTAAGTAATTAGTTATTTATATTATAGCGCAAAGTGGTGGCGGTCCCAAGTTGACCCAAGTCGGTTACAGAATGTTCTCAAGCTCACTCAATACCTCATCCTCGGCTTCGGAAGAGATAAGCGAGAATGCGCGACGCGGCCCCGCGAAGTGTCTACCCAAGTCAGTCGGGCGAATTAGAACGCGCCTGCGTCCACGTCGATTCTCAGACCCAGCCTTTTCGATCAGCCCATGAGCGATCAGCGAGCGGATTGTGAATTGAATAGACTGCTTGGTTGGCTTGTAGCTTACGCGCTCCAAGATTTCATCGAGATCCGTCGGAGATCCATCTGCGTTTGCCTCGATTACAACGCGCATCAATTCAAGTTGTTTTTGTGTCAGTAGCATGGTAACACTCAGTGCAGCAAAGAAAGGTTCAAGGGCTTGTCCACGGGCTGATTATCGAACGCCAGAAGCGGCAGACGTTCAGGTAGCTCAATCCCGCAGTCAGCAACGTCATCATAGTCTGGATTCACGTAGACGCCATAGAGCGGACTAGCGAACACCAACTGCTGAAGGTTTTTCAGGAGCTTGTCTATCGTCAGGGCATCTACGCGTCTGGTGCCGTTCATGCGGTTATCGCCCGATTTCTCCATTGAGGAGAAGTCGTAGTAGAACTTTCGCATTTCGGCGATGCACTTGTCGCGCACTGCCGGCGACATGCCGTCAATTTCGCTCATCACGCCTACGAAGTCTGTCGGAGTGGATTCGAACCAGCGTCGAAACCATGCCAGACCACGTTCGTGGTTGCTTGAGCGACGTGGCTTCGTGAAGCGCACGCCAGCTTTGGCCGCAAATGGATTGAATTTCGACATCGAAGACTGAAACTCCACCAACTTGCAGCCCGTCATTCGCATCATGAGGTTCTGCATGCGGTATGCAATGCCGGCGCCGCGATACATGGTATCCAGCACCAGACGCGAGTTTGTGCAGGCGTGCGCGTTGATCCACTCTGCGCGATACTTGTTGATGAGCTTGGTGTCGCGCCCATCGACGTTCGGACGCAAATGCGTGAACAGCTCGTTACGGCCAGACAGCAACATCTTCGGAACCGTCATGACGCCAACGCCAATCGTTCGACCGTCAAGCACGCAGCGAAAAATCTTTGGCCCGATGCCCAGGTTCTCAGCCTTGTAGTGCAGTTCATGCAGCAGGTCCCAATCTTTCTTCGTGCCGCGCTCAACGTACATTTCTGGCAAAAGTGACAGTGTGTGACCCGCCGGCGTCTCGCGTCTTTCGACGATCATGTCACTTGCCCTTCTTGAGCGGCGGCAGTACGTTGCCAGACTGCTCTAGGGGCGTTTTGGTGCGTCCAATGTCAAGGGGCTTACCCATCTTGTCATTTAGCTGTTTGGCGATGTCTGCGGGCGTTTTTGTCCCATTGCCGCCGATCTTCTGTGCTACATCACGCGGGGTTGTACTTGCCATGTCTTTTCCTTTCAAAAAAATGTTTGTAAAACCAAATACTGAAGGCGATACCAGCCATACCGCCGGCAGCGCAGACGGCAAAAACGTCGTATGAGCCAACAGCCGCATATTTCACGAAGACGAAGTTGGCGATGCTGATGCCGAACGACGTGGTGATTGCGGCTAGGTACATGCCCTGATTCACGTTTTTCGACTGAAGGCCAAGCAGGAACACTACGAAGAAGTTACTGCAAAACATCGTGAAGTAGTCGGCGAGCGTATGTGTCATGCGAACGTACTCAAGTCTGTGTTTTGGCAGCATGGAACGTCCATGCGTCGGTGTTCGATAGTGGCGCGCTGTCATCGTGGTCATCATGGTCATCGTCATCCCATAGAGAGCGCCACCACATTACAATCGCAACGATCAGCGTATTCATACTGGCTTATATCCTTCAGGAGAATGTACAATTTCGATCTTCTCGCGGTAGCGTTTTTCAACATACAAATTAGGCGCAAGGTCCCACACCATGTCGGTATGAGTCGTCGCCACCATCAGCGTTGCGCCAACTTTTCGAGCAACCTTCTGCAAGTTGAAGGCGATGACTTTGGCTGTCGTGCGGTCCAGCACCGCAAGAAACTCGTCAGCAATCCACACACCGGCGCCGCTTTCAATGATCTTGGCGAGCTTAAAGCGGTAGCGCTGGCCGTCAGACAATTCTTGCGGCTTACGAATGAACAGGTAGGCGTCATTCAGCCCAGCAATCGACAGTATGTTCAGTGCCTCGGAGGTATTTTTGCCGATCTGGTCAATTAGTGGCTTGTCCAACAGCTCCACGTCGTCAATATTCACCACATTCAGGCCGTTCTTTTCCATCTTGACCGCCAACTCGCGCAGCACGGTAGATTTGCCCGAGCCGGACTGTCCCGTGATGTAAACCACGTCGCCTTGTTGAATCTCAAGCTCTTGATTGTCGAACACGACGAATTCTTTGTCGTCCAGGCCCAGGCCAAACGCTTCCGCAATCTCCAGAACGCGATCAGAGCGCTCAACCTCGGTATGAAAGCGCTTGTCGATTGTGTAAATCATTCCGATTCCTCTAGTCGTAAAATTTTTGTCCACCATGCAACCGCCTTGGGGTTGTCTTGCCAGAATGCGCACAGGCCATTGGCGATTTTGGTTACGAAGTCCTCTTCGGTATCCTCGTAATTGCCCCCCGTGTGAACGCCGGCGCCATACAGCCATGTAATGCCGTGCGTAACTTCGTGAATGAAAGTGTTGGCGAGGTTCTGCGTTGTCATGCCTGGGCGCAATCGAATTTTCTGGCTGATCGGGTTCATGTGACCGAATGTGCCAGCAGCTTCCGAATCCTCAAACTCACTAACTTCGACGCGGAACACGTAACAGCCAATGCGCACTGTCTTAGGAATGCCCTTGTAGCAGTCGTCACTCATTACTTATCATCTCATCCCGCTGTAACGATTGAGCGGACGAATTCGACGAATGCTTCCGCGCCCACCTTGCCTGTCTCTTCTTCAACCTGAGCCATGAACCGCACGATATAGCGCTCGTCCTTGCCTCTGATCGACTTGAAGCCTAGTGCCTTGTCGATCTTGACTTCGCGCTCATCGGTCTGCTCGATTTTGGCCGCTGTTTCGGCAGACTGTTGTGCGATTTCGGCATCCAGGTCCAGCACGAAGGCGTCTGTCTTCATTTCGCCCAGGTCGGCATTCATGAACTCCAGTTCTTTCTTGTCGAAAATGCCGTCGAGATCAAACTTCAGCGAGGCCAGCTCTCGTTGCAGAATGTCAGAGTCGATGTTGCCGATGGCGACGCGATTGTCTGCCAGACGCGCTGCGCGAACTTGCTCGTCCGTGAGATCATCTCTGACCAGCACCGGCACCTTTTCGAAGCCGAGTTTGATTGCTGCCAGGCGCCGGCCATGCCCCTTTATAATCACACCATTCTTATCCACGACGATAG